CTTCATTATGTTCCTCTGCCCACTTATGAAGTTTAAACAGTAATATACGTTCCTTATCATATTGTTCAACTTCTTCTTCAGTTTTAAACGGTATACCTCGTTGATATATCTCCTTGTATGCATGGCTACCAATTATATTACCTACTACAAACACTTCTCCTATTTCATCAGAATAGTAATAGCTTTCTATATCCTCTGGCACTTCCACTTCATAAGGCTTTTTCTTCGCCTTACTTTCCAGTTTCACTTTTAAATCTTTAATTTGTTGTTCTAATTGTTCAATCTGTTGTTGTAATTCTTCGTTAGTCATTTTTAGTCCTCCGTTAATCTAAATTCAAAATCATAATAATCAGCTGTATCATATCCCTTTTCATTAAAGAGATAATCAATTGCAATATCTTCTAATTCTTCTTCAGAAAATTTGTCTATATCAAAATCTTTTCTTACTGGTACGTCAAACTTTACTCTCATTTCAAAGTTTAAATATTTTTGTTTGTCTAACATTCCTACTTACCTTCTTTAACTTTTCTAATTCTAGCTTTCAAGCTTTGTAATATTCCCTCTTGAACATCCGCTTTACTGTCTAATGCTCGCATTACATCTTCATCTCTTGTATCTTGCGTTACTAAGTGATGAATTATTACTTTTTCTTTTTGTCCTTGTCGGTGCAATCGCTTGTTAGCTTGTTGGTAATGTTCTAAATTCCATGTCAAACCAAACCAACACACATGATTTCCACCTTCTTGCAAATTAAGTCCGTAAGCAGCACTTGCTGGATGTGTCAATAGAATATCTATTTTTCTAGCATTCCAATCATCTTCATCTTGTGTAGTTTTCAATTCTCTAACTACTAAATTACTTTTTTCTAAAGCTTTCTTAATTCGTTCTTTGTCATGTTGAAAGTTGTAAAATACCAAAAGGCTTCGCCCTTGTAAACTTTCTACTAACTCAAGAAACGAATCTATTTTTGCATTATGAACTTCTGTATACATTCCCGAATTATCATATACTGCACCATTACTTATTTGTAATAATTTATTTGATAATGCAGCTGTATTTACTGCTGTTATTTCCTCTTCTGCTTCTTCCAGTTCCAGGACAAAATCACGTTCCATTTTGTCGTAGTCTTTTCTAGCTTTATCATTTAATACAACAGGTATTTCATTGTAAGATAAATCTGGAAGTTCTAAATAATCCTCAGATTTCATGCTTATACAGATATCGGATATTTTATTTATAATGTGATCATAAACTCCTTCTTTAACTTTATAATCGAAAATTTGACTTCTATTTCTCTTATTCGGCTCCATATATCTATTTCTAAAATGAGTGATATATTTCTCTAATCTCTCTCCTTGATCAAGTAAATATATTTGGGCCCATAAGTCCTCCACACCATTTGGACTAGGAGTTCCTGTTAACTCAATCAACCTATTAATTTTAGGGAGTACCATTTTCAAAGCTTTAAATCTCTTACTTTGACTATTTTTAAAACTGCTACTTTCATCAATTACAACCGTGTCAAAATACCAATCATTTCTCAGATAATCAACTAACCATGGAATGTTTTCACGATTGATGATATATAAATCTGCATTTACACTTAATGCTTTAATTCTCTTTTGCTGACTTCCTAATACTAGACTTACTCTAAAATCTTTTGTGTGATTCCATTTATCTTTTTCTTTCGACCATGTTCCCTCGGCCACTTTCTTCGGTGCAATAATCAACACTTTATTAACTTGAAATCTATTATATTTTAATTCCTTAATTGCTGTTAATGTTGACACTGTTTTACCTAATCCCATATCAAGAAATAGTCCACATTTTGGAACATTGATTACATGATTAATTGCTGTTAATTGATATTTATGTGGAATAAACTCTCTCACGATATCAACTCCTCTACTAACTTATCTACCTCTTCTTTATTTTTTACCTTGTAAACTTTTTGGCCTAACTTATTAAAATCTCTCTCTACTAACTTTTGCCTTGCTGAATATCGGCCACCAACAGGCCTTTTTAATTCTACAAAAGCAACTGGTTTATTTTTTAAAATAATAATTCTATCAGGCACACCTGAAAATCCAGGAGACTCAAATTTTAAACACAGGCCCTTTTTATCTTTAATTTTTTTTACTAAATATTTTTCAATTTGCTTTTCTGATATTTCCATTTGTCAAAATCATCTCTCAATTTTAAAATTTTTAATTTGTAACTTGTAACTTTATTTTCCCTATATAGTATATAAAACATAGATATTATAGAAAATATAGATTTATATAAACCTATATTTTCTATAATTCCTTTATTTTTATAATATATATAGGTTTTAAAGTTACAAATTAATATATAAAATACTTATTAGAGCTATTATATCAACGTTTATAAGGTGTAACTTTAAGTGTAACTTTCCACTTTTAAAGTTACATTAGGTTGGTTAAACCATTGATATAATAAGGTTTTATATTTTTCCAAAGTTACACCAAAGTTACATTTTGATTTTTGATTTGTAACTTTCTTTTCCCAAAGTTACATTTAAAGTTACACTCTTTTAAATCCTTTTTGCGGGCCGTAATTTCCAAAACGTGTTGCTTTTTCATCCTTAACCCACCCAACAATATTACTAATTATTTGATTTATTTCTTTTGCATCAGTTCTCTTCATAAATCGTAAATCACCTTTTAAGCACTCCTCATATACTTCAACAGCACACACTTTTTGCCTGAATACCATCTGATTTCCTTTATCAAAATCACCAGCTAAAATATTTAATCTTGAACTTTTATCAAGAGAATACCAATTTTCAGTAATAGGTTTATCAAGGTAATCACGAATTAAACCTTCTTTTGCGTTTGATTCTTTATGGTGTTCACGTGCCACGTTGGCCAACTCTTCGGCCTCCTTGCTAAGTTGCAAGCTTTCACCCATTAGAAATAATGCGTAAGCCTCAGCCCACACCTGGTCAACCTCTTTTGGTAAATCATCCCAAACGCTTTTTTTAATCTCACCTACACAAATATCAATAGGCCAAAAACGTCTATTTCCAGTTGGATCTTTTAAAAATTCATCATCATTTGAAGTCCCGTAGAAAACACATCTTCTAGGATATTTGCTTGTACGTCTTCCATAAGCTTCCCTGTATATATCTTCTCTTTTACTCAAGAATTGCTTGATTGCATTAGTATCATGCCTGTTCATAGCAGTAAGTTCTCCTACTTCTACAATCCAGCTTCCCTGGATAAGTTCAGAAGCTTCTTTACCTTCAAAAGTTTGTAAACTATCATTAAACCATTCCTTACCTAATATGGAAAAGAAAGTACTCTTACCAACTCCTTGTGGCCCAGCTAAAATTGTCATTACATCAAATTTAACTCCACCAATAATAGCCCTGGCCACCGCAGCTACTAAACTTTTTCGAATAGCTTCTCTAGAAAACACATTATCAGCTGCACCAAAATAATCAATAAGTAGATTATCTATCCTAGGTACTCCGTCCCATTGTAATGATGTTAGATATCTTTCAACATAATTTATCCTATTTCCATCACTTACTATTAACAATGCTTTATCTTGCTTATCCTGGCCAGTTATTTTATAAACTGTTTCTAAGTACCTAGAAAAGGAAGCATCGTCCACTTCAGACCAATCTCTGTGATCTTTATTTGGATCATAATGTTTATCCCAGGGAAGCTGGCCAAAAACTAATCCTCTATTGCTAAAAATATCAATCGCAATTTTATCTTTTAGGTTTGGGTCATTCTCCAGTATTAAAACTATATTATTAATAGTCTTTTGGATTTTACCTTCATCACTTCTTTCAAGTTGAGAGAGCCAGTTTAATTCATCTTCAGCTTGAGTATTTTCATCACTACCTACGATATTAAAAACATCCTTAGCGTTGGCCACCATTTCACTATTCATCAAACCTGCTACATTAGCATCTTCAAGAGCTAGTTTTTTCATGGCCGTGTAAGATGGATATTTGCTTACAGGTGTTCCGTCTTTTATATTCTCATCAAGGTTGCCAAATTTGTGTATTCTTATTAAGTCAAAAGAATTAACAAGTTGGCCACAACATGGATCAGTTGCGTGATGTGAGTATAAGAATTTATTATCATATAGCACAGCTCCACCAGAAGTACTACCTCCTGTGAAAGTATATCTATCGGGACTTGCTGTCGCCTCATATAATCCAGGGATAAAAGTTTGGATGGCTGTTGTAATATCATAAACTTTACAAAATGAACCAACTAAGCCGTTTTTAGTTAGAGGATCTTGTTGTCGGGCCAAAAGTTGTTTTTGTTTAGTGTCTTGACCTGGGATGTGTGGCCACGTTGAAATGTCAGTCCAGTCAGCATACATATTAAGAACACCAACACGACTACAAAATTGCCCTGGATAAAACTGGAATATGTACTCACTATCCACAGAGCAAGATGGATAATACATAAAACGGTTAACCTCAAATGTCGTTGGATCACAATTTTCAATCCCTAATAAACTACCTAATTTTCTAGCAATAGGTTCATACTCATCTGGAGTACAGCTTTCATCAAGTGGGATAAGCACCCTAAGTCTAGGTGTATAATTACTGTGCTTTCTAGTTGAATAAACAACTGAAGTACACCCAAGCGAACCTACTCTCTTTAAAATATCGTCTGTCATATTCGGTTGTATGTTATCTAAATCTAAGCATACAACATCACGACTGATTATGTTCGTTGCTTTTCTTCGGCCATCTAAAAGCTTAGCACCCGTGAAGCCCCCAACATCTTTTAAATTATCTTGATCCGATTTTTTCATCTTGAGAAATTCATCATATTTCTCTTGAGTTCTAACAGGAGATTTTAAAGTTTCTACAAAGTCAAGCCAACTAATATCTGTATTTTGCCAAATAGTTGCTTTTCTGTGATTTGCTTTAGCAATTCCTAATAATCTATTTGCTTGCACTTTTTAACCCCCTCTCTAATCCTTCATATAATATTTAGTTTCAAATCCAGCACCTTTTAACACTAATCCTGGAGCCCAAGGAATAGGCTCTGCCAAAATATTATTTACATCTTCTAGTTTTTCATCGTTATATGCATCTATTACCACTTCATCGTGAATATGCATTACAACGTCATAATTTTTTTCGTACAATCTTAACAATGTTTCCGCTAGGCAATCTCTTGCTATTGCTTGTACAATATTCTCGACTAATTTTCCACCATAAGTTGAGTTAACTTCCCATTTTTTAGTAGTTTGGTTAACACCATAATAATGAAGTGCATCTTTTTCAAACTGGTTCAATTTTAAAAATGGCTTAGGATAATAAAGTGATCGACCACTAGGTAATTTAATTGATATAAAATCAAGACCATACATCATATCCCATTCACGTTGAATCACAAGGCCTCTTACATATTGAGTTCCGTTGCCATTCATAGCTTGAATAACAGCATCTCCAACGGCATACCACAAGCGGACAATGTTCTTATTAGCTTCTCTCCAACGAACTTTAATATCGGTAAGTTCTTCACTAGTAAGGCCCATTCTATCAGCTCCCATTGCTATTAAAGCTGATTCACCACCTTGATATCCTAATGCTAATGTTGCTACTTTACCACGTTGCCTTAAGCTATACTCAGGATTACCTTTTGAGATTTTATCAATCGGCACATTAAACATCTGACTTGCTGTTGCTTCGTAGATTTTACCGTGTGTTGCAAATACTTCATTGACCCACTCTTCTCCAGCTAACCAAGCAATTACACGTGCTTCAATAGCACTAAAATCGCTTATTATAAACTTATCCTTACTAGCAATAAATGCTGTTCTTACCAGTTGGCTTAGAGTGTCAGGCACATTACCATATAGAAGTTTTAAAGCTTCATAATTACCAGCTTTTGCAAAATTTCTAGCTGTGTCTAGCGTATCTATGTAGTTTCTAGGTAAGTTTTGAACTTGCACAAGTCGACCAGCCCAACGACCAGTCCTATTGGCCCCATAAAACTGCAACAGCCCACGAACTCTATCGTCCTTACACATCGCATTTTCCATTGCTGAATATTTACTGACACTAGTTTTTCCAAGTTGCTGCCTTATCTCTAAAACTCTTTTAACTTTTAATGGCAGGTTATCTCTTGATAATAAATCAGAAATAACATCTTTTGTTAATCCATCAAGTTCTTCTCCTAATTGATTTTCAACCCAAGTTTTAAGTTGGCTAACGCTATTGGGATTTTCAAGTTCAGTAATTTTAAAAGCTTCCGCTGTTAAATTATTAGTACTTTCAGAATCAATAGAAAGCACACCATTTACAAGTAATCTATCCACCATTACACCGTTAGCGTTCATTAGAATATCCATTTCCCAAAGTTTTTGCTCTTTTGATGGAACTTCAAAAGCTTTTATATATTGATAAATTTCATACTCTGCTTCTACGTCCTGCATATTATATTCACAGTATAGTTTCCATTTCTCTAAATCATGATGCGGATCATTCCAAGTCCTACCTCCGTTAGTCTTAGTAGGTTTACATGGTACTGAGAAATATTGAATTAATCTACTTCCAGTTGTCAATTTTTTCTTATCTTCTGCAATACCTATTGCCTTACCAGTCATTCCTAATCCAGCAGGTAATCCTAGATAAGTTGCGTGCATCATAGTACACCTCCACTGAGATATATTAGTCTCATATCCAGCCCTATTTAAACAGTACCACTCAAAAGCAGCATTATATGCATGCTTAATACAATCTGGATTATTTAATAGAGCAACGATATCATCAGGAATTTTCTCACCTTGTTTTAAATCGACCAATTTAACTTCCGAATCATTAAGTTTGTAAGAGAATAGCAAAATTTCAAAGTCTTCAGATTGAGCGTATTTGTAAGCCCCACATTTAGATATATTCTCACTGCTTCGTGTTTCAATATCAATACTTAAATGTTGCATATAGTCCTCCTAAAAATTTAGGGGGGGCTAACCCCCCTTAGTAATTTATTAATATTAAAGTGGAAGTCCAGTTAACGGATCTACACCAAATGAACCTTGTTGAGTTGGTTGTTGGTATTGAGGTGTAGTTTGTTGATACTGTTGTACAGGTTGTGCTTGTTGCGGATTAGGGAATGGATTAGGATTTGATGCACCACCTAACGCTGTAAATAATTTATCTGCAGATACAGGAGCCCCTCCTAAGACTTCACCATCTCTTACCTTTTGAATATGTGTTAGTCCGAACCCTACACCTTTTTTACCTGTGTGCATATAAGGAAATACATTAATAGCTACGTTCGCATAAACTCCTGAATAAATTTCAGATTGATTTAAGATAGGTTGAACATTTTGATCTACAATTTGCGGTTGTCTATCAGCGTTTGCACTGGCTGTGAAAACCCAACAACCTTTACATTCATCTCCGAAAGGTGTTCCATCTTGCTTCACTCCATCACCATCATGGATAGGATTAGCAACTACTGGAGGCATTACACCGTTCCATTTCTCATTTAATCCCTTTTGAGCTGCAGCTTGAATTGCTGCATCTAATCTTTGCTTACTATTTAAATCACTTTTTGGAAGTAATATAGTTGTGCTATATTTGGGCGGTAAATCTGGATTATTTGAGAAAGGTTTAAACACATTCACATAACTTAATCTCACGTTTTGTACTACTGCTGTTGTTTCATTTGTCATAATTTTAAAATCTCCTTAATTTCTGTTTTAATTTATTGGTTTAAAAATACTAGTCGCTTTTACTGTGTCAGTAATCGCAGGTCTTTTATCATTTTCGAATACTAAAGTAGGTTTACCTGTGCTTGTAACAACCATATCACCTACTAAATTGTTAAATTGTTCTTTTCCAAGGGCCTTTTCTAGTTTGGCCAAAGTCAACGGTACTTTATCAAAGATTATTGCTTCATCAATACCGCCATCAATTAGTTTCTTAAGGGCCTCATCTTGATTAGTCCAAGAGCGTGAAGTTCTTCCAGCTACTGCTTTTAGTCCCTTAACATCTTCACCAGTTAAGCATAGATTCAAAGCATAGGCTTTTAAATCGTTAACCCACTTCGCTATGTCTTCACCTCTTGAGATATATTCGAATAGCTTATCTCTAGGAATTTCATTAGGATTTAAGTGTATTTCTGATTCAAGAGATAAATTATTCTCCGCCCTGGCCGAACAAATATCACGGGCCTTACAGAACTTACAAGCCTTAACAGATGGCACTAATTCACCCTCACCGCTTAAAGCCTTACTTGATTGAACGTTGAAGTAATCGCCCCACAATAACAATTCAGTAAGGTCAACTTCCCAACTTGAATAATTATTTAACCGTGGTTGCACAATATTCATTTCAATTTTTTTGATATCATAAATTAAGCTAAAAGCGTTGTAAGCACCAAGTGCATATAAGATTAATTGTTCATTTTTCTCGGCTGAGACTGGAACACCTTTTCCGTATTTCAAGTCGATAATAGAAAGTGTAGATCCGTGAATTAAAATACAGTCACAAGTCCCAAATCCTCCAGGAACCCAACTAGAAAAATCTACTCTTTTTTCAATCTCTATATAAGGCTTAGAAGGAAAGCTTAAAGCTTTTTCTTTTATAAAATCAACATAATTGTCAGTGAACCCATCCATTTCAGCTTGATATAATTCATCTTCTTTTATCTTTTTAACTGCTGCATTAAGCTTTCTTTTACCAAATCCTTTTGAATCTAAATAATGCTTTAATTTAAGTTCACTTAATTCATGAGCCAATGTACCTTCCTTTGCATATACAGACTCAGTGTCTGGAATACCTTCCTCCATTTGCACGCTACCAGGACAGGTGGCCCACCTACTGGCACCACTAGCACTAAGCTTTGCATGAGCCCTTTCTTTGTGATTAATCTCAGTCATTAGATAGCCGCTCCTAATTCTCGTAATCTTAGTGCAAAAGCTCCGTATTGTTCAGCAGGTAATGTTGTAAGGGCTAATGAGTTAAACTCCTGTAATAAGCCTTGTAAAAGTTGAATTTTACCAGCTTGAACTAAAGTACTTGATGCACGTTGTAAGTCTTCCAAAGTATAAGTTTTCTCTGCAACAGGTACAGCGGTTTGTACTGGTTGAGTTTGCACAGGCTGTTGAACTGGTACTGTTTGCTGAACTGGTACTGTTTGCTGAACAGTTTGTACTGGTTGTACAGGCTGTTGAATTGGAACTTGAGTCTGTTGCACAGTAGAATCTTTAAAAGGCTCCACATTAACCGCCACATTCTCAACATCATTTCCATATTTAGCTATAATTTCATCTAATAAAAGGATATCGTCCTTATTTGTGATTAACACATTTGCATTTACTATTAATTTCATTTTTAATCTCCTATTTTAAATCTTTTAATAATCTTCTACCTTCTTGAATATACTGAATTTTTATATTATGATCTGTACATTCTTGAATATTTTCTATAACAACATCAACTAATTTCTTTAAATATCCTCTTCTTGAGAATTCCTCTGAAGTATGGTTATAATCTTTCAAAAATGCTATACTTTCTAAAGCGGTATATTTACCATCCTCGATTATAATTTCACCATTATTCTTTAATCTGTTTAAAGGCATTCTCATTTTGTCATAAGGAAAACCTAAATTATTAATTAGTTCATATTTACTGCAACCAGGATTAGAATATATGTAATTTCTAATCGCTTGAGTTAAATTAACTCCAGTATTCTTCCTCATTCTTAAAATCCTCCATTTCAAATACTTTGTTGTTTAGGATGTCTATTACTTCTCTTATCTTTCTACGTTCCAATGATTCAAAATTTGCATAATCTACGCAGTCTGCAAGCTTGTTTGCCGTGAAGCGTAAATCTTGTATGATATCAGAATATTTTTTATTCTCCATGTGATACACCTTTTTGTTTATTTATTTTTTCAACTAATTTTTCAAAAGCTTCCTCTGCGATTTTTGTTCCGTCCAGAAAAACACATTCGAATTTTTTATCTTTTAAAAACTCTTTCTCTTGTTCATTTAATAAATCATTTAACTTATCAAACACCGCTATTTCTTCAGAACGCTTTTCACTTGCTTTTAGTCCATCTAAATCATTCAACCAAAACTCACAGTATCTGATTATTTTCTTGATGTCGTCCTGCGGTTCATCGTGCTTCTTATTTGCTCTAATTCCATATTTCAAGATGTTAGCTTGACACACACTGCCAAAGTCTTTCACTACATCTTGAATTAAATCTATTGTTTCAATTCCACCTGCTTTATAGTGGTTCGGATTAATATTATCTTTTGTCACTTGATTTTTCCTCCTAAATATGTTATTTTTAAATTGTAAATTTGTGTAAATAGTCGTTGTTTTAAACGGCTATTTTTTTATATCGAATAACCACCTTTAAATTTTTTTGATAACATAACTTCCATCACGTGCAATTTCATTTTTTGTTCGTAATAATTCATCATACTTAAAATATCCTCTTCTTTTACATCAATTCCTCCATATTCTGAAGCTGTTAACATTCCACCTAAGATATAAGCGTTCACAGTGTTTTCTATTATCTGCTTGTTGTCTTTAGTTTCCTCTAAATCATCTAATTTTAATAATTCTAGAATTTCATCATTAATGTGTACTAACATTCTTTTCCTCCTTCACTCTTATCATTAAATCAATAAGCTCTTTTTTAGGGAGTTTAATTAAATTTTTGTAAAGTTCCTCAACTTCATTATTCCCGTTGCCATAAAGTAACTTATCAACACTAATATTTCCCATGATAGCTATTTTAGTTAATGCAGCTTCTGGTGGCAGTCTAAAACCTTGTTCCCAGTCAGACACACTGCTTTTACCAGCTCCAACCTTTTCTGCGAATCCAATCAAAGTTAAAAAGTTACGGTTTCTAATAGCCATAATACGTCGTCCAACTTGTTTTTTATTGATACTTTCATCTTGGTTTCTTTTCAAATTAAATCACCACCTTATTTATCCTTTACAAAACTTCCATCAATCATTTTTCAAGCTGCATAGGTAAGAATTCACTTCTATTTAAACCTCTTATTTCTGCCCAATCAGTAATTTTATATATAATCATAATGTTTTAAACTATCCATCTAATAAACTCCTTTTAACTCATTTAAATCTATATCTAATACTTTTGCTATTTTAATAATGTGTTCTAACTTTATATTTTTCACACTATTGTATCTGATTCTACCTATATTGCTATAAGGTATGCCAGTTAATTTAGCTATTTGTTCACAAGAAATGCCAGTTTCCTCTTGTCTTGTTTTAAACAAATATTTAAACATTGAAATAGCTTCATTACTATTTTCTTTACTAATCTTCAACATCTTCTTCACCATCTTCAAACACACACTTACCACGTTCATCAAAATTGTAAAAAATCAAAGTAACAACTCCAACTAACACCGATAGAATTCTTGTGTAATCAATATCAGTCATTAAGAATGTGCAAATAGCAATAGTTGTTAATGTTAGATATAATGTGTTGAATTTTCTTTTTCTTAAACTATTCATCTCTTTATGCTCCTTTCTTTTGAGAATCGTTATATAGATGTAAAAACATCTCAATTCTGCCATAATGATATTTTCTTAAACGATCATTCACAATGCGAATTAAATCATAAGAATTATCAAGCTTCATAATCTCAGGTTCAATTTTTTTCAACATATAGTTGGTTATCTTAATTTTTTGAAATAATTCATCTTTGTA